AGGAGGTGGGCCCATCATAATTCCGAGAGGCGTCTGCGGGGGCGGGGGCGGCGGGCCGAGTAGCGGGATGAATTCGACCTTCTGGCGAGCCTCCAGCATGCCGCGCAGGGCTGCCCAGATGAAGGCGAGGTTCTGCTGGAGCGGCGGCACCTTCAGCACGATGCCCATCAGGTCGTCGGCCTCCTGGATGCGCTGAGCTTGGGAGGTGAAGCGCATGTCGGCGCGAATCTTCACTCGGTAGTCGCGCTCGTACATCCGCCGGCTGACCGTGAGGATTTTGCCCTTGTTGGTCAGGTGGTCAGTGGTCTCGAACAGCTCCTCCTCACGCAGGAACTTGCTGTTCAAGGTCGCGTTGTTCTTGAGCATCTGCCGCATCCAGTCGAGGAACTTGCCGCCCATCACGGTCAGCTGCTTCGTCGCTTGCTCGATGCGCCCCTGCTGCCCGCGAAAGGTCTCGCCGCTCTTCCCTGCCTCACCGGAGAGGACGCTTGGCGCCTGAATCGCGCTCTGCGCCATCTGCGCGGCCATCTTCACGACCTCGGTCAGCGCGGCCGAAGGAGTGGCCGGCTTGATCGGCATGATGCTGTTCTGGAGCTCGCCCATCGGTACGCCCGGGATGCGGATGATTTTGCCGGGCGCGAAGCTCGTGTCTTGCGGCAGCTGCACGTTCTCGCTGGCGAGGATGCAGTTGGCGTTCTCGAGCGTCGCGGCGTCGGTAAATTGCGAGTGCGCCACGTTCGCCGCGCGGTTCAGGTCGGCCTGGATGCGCCCGTAGCCAAGTCCGAGGCTGCCGACGAGCGACTCGATGCACACGCCGTGGCTGAAGAGGTGGATTGGCACCATCTTAACCGGCTCGGGCTGCATCTCCGGGTTCGTGAGCTCGTCCGTCTCGAGCATCCACGGCGGCATGATGGGTTCAGGCGGCACCACCTGGCCGAGCTGGGCGATCATGCTGTCGCCCTGGAGCACACCGAACTGGCCCTGATCCTGGCCGAGCGCGACCTGCTCCTGCATGCCGAGCAGGTTCATCTTCGCCATCCCCCAGTGCTCCAGCTGGTCGAGGTACTGCTCGCGCTGCATCGACTGCGCCTCAAAGCGACGCTGGTCCTGCCAGTCGGGCTGCTCGTGAATCGCGAGCTTCAGGATGGCCTTCGTCTGGTAGTCGACGATCGCCTGCACGTAGCGGTCACGGTCTTGGTGCGGCAGCTCGAGCCATCCCTCGAACCACAGCAGCTTGTACGGCGCATGCTTGAGCTCCTGAGGCATCGCGTCGTCCGGCGCCTCCGTGCCCTGAACCTTCGCCACCGTGTCACCCATCGCCTGGTCCGGCTCGGAGAGATAGGATGGCTGGACCTTCTTCAGCACCTCGTCCACGCCCTCCCACTCGCCTCGCTTCGCCTGGAGCTCGTGCCGCTGGAGAAGCAGAATCTTGCACACGAAAGGCACGTCACTGTAGTCAGGCTGAGTCGTCGTGTAGACGTACGGGATGACGAACTGATCGGGAAACAGCACCTCGTGGCGATTCACACGTCGCTCGGTGTCGTAGAAGCTGTGACCGGTGATGTCGCCGAACATGTAGAAGCCGAGGATTCCGCGATGCATCTGGCGCGGGAAGTCGGCCACCTGCACGTTCAGCTGCCAGTTGCCGTGCTGCGAGAGGATGTCGGCAATCAGCTCGTCGCCCGGCCCCACCGGCTCGACGTTCATGATGTTGTTCGGGTCCTGGAAAATCTCGCCGTACGTCCGCAGCGCAAGCCGCGAGATGTTCTCGATCGTGATCGGAATGTGCGGGTTGGCCGAGTTCTTCCACGGCCAGGACTTCGGCGGCAGCTCACAGGCGAACATCCGCCAATCCTTCGCCATACGCTCGCGGAATTCCTCAGTCGCCGACCAGCTCTCGTCGAAGACCGAGGTGATGGCGATGCTCAGCTTCTTCAGAGCCTCTTCGCCCTCCTTGTTTCCCTTGAAGACGACTACCAGGTTCGGCTCGTCGTCGGCGTACTCGAGCGGTTCTTCGGAGAGCACATTCGGGTCTTCCGGGAGCGGCGGGAGCTCGGGGTCGATGACCGGCTGGTAATTCGAGACGTCAATCTGAGCCATCGTCGTCCTTCACTTTCGACATGTCGCCTTCAATGATCAGCTCGCCGTCCTCATCGCTCCTCGCGTTCAGCCAGCGCTCGATGGCGTCCACAGAGCCAGGGGCGCCGTAGGTAGCCGCCAGCTCCTCGGCGTGCGCCCTGACGCAAGCGTCCTGCGCCGCGACCTTCGCCTTCTCCCATGCTTCCGGGTCGCGCATGCGCTCCTCGAAGCGTCTCCAGTCGGCGTCAATCTGATCGAGCTGCTTCTGCGTGAGCTCGAGAACATCGACGCGCGCAAGCCCGAGAATCTGCTCCACCCATTCTTGCTTCGTCAGCATATCGAGCTCCCGTACCCGTATTGCCCACGGTCCTGCTTGGTCTCGACGTCGTCATCATCGTCATCGTCGCCATCGGCCGGCTTCGGTGAACCAACGTACGAAGCCCCGCGGGATGCGTGTGCCGCGCCGTAGGCCACGCTGTCGTACCAGTGGTCTTCTCCGCCCTTCATAGGCTGGTTCGGGTCGTCGTTGTCAATCTGAATCGCGGGCAAAGTGCGGATGATGTTACCGCATCCCGTGAAGAAGACGATACCAGGGGCCCGCGTGCCGTGCTGATGCGCAGCCAAAAGCTTGCTCACTCTGAGCGCATTTCCCGCTCTTCCGCCGCCTTTGCTGTTCTTGTCGGCAGGTACCCACATGATGCCTTTTCGCTGGAATTCCTCGGCCTTGCTGAGCGCCTTGTCGCCGCGCTTCTCCCATAGCTGCGTGTCGGCCGGGCCTGTGATCCTGGACCCCTTCGACGAGTTCCACAGCCCGAGCTGCTTCTCGGTGTCCCTCACCATCAGGGCGACCTGCTCGGCATCCTTGTCGATGAACGTCAGCTCCTTGAACACGAACCAAGTCTGCTCGCCGTCCCATGCCCACCAGTGAACGCAGCCCTCCGTCCTGAAGCCCCAGTCCATGCTTCGGAAGACAACCCAGTCGCCCGGAATCTTGAACGGCTGGCAGGTGTGGATGCTCTCGTTCCACAGCTTCGCGAAGAAAGAGCCCTCGGTGATGTACCAGTTGCCCTCGAGCAGCGCGAGACGGATGTGGACCGGCGAGTTCAGCAGCGACAGCTCGTAGTTGTCGACGAAGGCCTTGTCCGGGTTGTCGTACAGCCTCGCCGGCAGGTAGATGTACGTCCACCACTCGACGCGCCCATCCTTCCTGACCATCTTCCGCTTCAGCGTGCGACGGCCTTCTTTGCACGGGTCAACGAAGCGCTTGCGCACCCAGAACGGGTCGAGCACGGCGAAGTTCTCGTTACCCTCCTTGCGCATCACCGGGTTCGAGACCGACCGAATCCTCAGCATGCGGCTCAACACCGGGTCGCTGGTTCTGTTCCTCGTGATGATTTGCTCGTACTGCTCCTTCGTGAACTGCGTGAGCTCGTCGAAACCAATCCAGTCGAACTCGCTCGACATGTACTGGTCCCAGTCGTCGAGGTCGTTGCAGTGCCCGAATTGGTAGCGATACCCGCTCGAGAACTCCCAGAGGTTGTCGCGCTCCCAGTACCGAGCTTTCGGGTCCAGGATCGGAAACACCTGCTTCGACCGTACGATGGTCTGCCGAAGCATCGGCATCGTGCGACGCAGGTGAATCGCCCAGCCGACTGATTGCCCCCAGCCAAGAGGATTCGGATGGTCGCCCGCCTTCTCGCAGCGCTCGTGCTCGATCGTGATGCGGTAGTCGCAATCATGGAGCAGACCGACGCTCTTGCCTGGGCCTGCTGAGCCCGCGCCGAGAGCTTCGCGATGCGGGAGAGAGTGGAACTCCTGCTGCCACGCGCTCGGCGTGTAGGCCGACGAATAGACAGAAGGAGCTGCCATCAGTACCCGGTCGCTACTTTCTTGCGCTTCTTCTTTTTCTTCTTCTTGGCCATGTCATCTCCTTCCGGCAGCTTCCAGAGCTGCCCAGCTTTCGCGATGGCTTCCGTCGAACTCGAGGCTTCGACGTCGAAGACCTGGTCGCCGCGCTCAGGCTTCACCAGCCCGATCCATTCTCCGCAATTCGCCGATCGGTAGATTCCATCGCGCTCGAGGATGACCCGGTAAATCATGCGACGCTCGTGAACCCCTGCCAGTAGCCGAAGGTTGCGTTGTACATGATCTTCCACTGGTTACTGGTGATGGAGAATGGGTACACCACTGCGCCGCTGATGGTTCCGCTGAACGGAGCAGCGCCGCCTTCGCGCCCACCGATGCGAAAGCGCGCATTGGCGCCACCGGTTGGGGTAGCAAGCGAGCCCGAATTGCTTCCCCAGTCTCCCTGATTGAGAAACATCTGCACCGAACCGTCGGCGTAGCGCGTGAATCCGCCCAGGCTCGGCTGCCCAAGCTCAGCCCACGAGTTCACGTTGTGCGAGGCATTTACTCCCGCTCCGGATTCGCTGATGAAGCCGATGCTACCGTCTGCCTCGTAGAACAGCGACCACTGCGTGTTATTGTTCGGGTCCGCGTCAACCCCAGCGGCTTCGTATCCGATCACGAACTGCTGTACGCCCACCGAGCGAAGGATGAACCCGAAGACGCACGTCATCTCACCAGTGAGCGCCAGGAGCGGCTGCGCGCTCGCGTTGACGAGCACCGTGGCACCGTCGAACTTGAAGGCCGAGATGGTCGGCGAGAAGTACGTGTAGCGCTGCGCGCCGCCCTGAACGGTGAGGTCGAGGCCGTTACCCGAGGTGTCGACCATGCTGTTCTGCGCGAACGACCATCTCCCATTCGGCCCCGTCGTCGGCCATCCCGTCGGGTTCGTGATGGGCACCGGCCGATACGAGTGGTTATCCGCCGCCCATTGACCGGTGATCGGATTCCAGATGAGTGAGCGCAGCTGGTCCACCGGAAGCGTCTCCGTCCAGGTCGGCAGGTTGTCGCTGAAGACCTGGAGAATCGAGCCCGGGTCGCCCGGCGGGTACCAGATGAGCTCGCCGCCACGCGTCTGCAAAATGCTGCCGTTCGTGTCATCGGCAGACAGTTCCTCGATGCCGTTGATGACCGGGTAGAGCTCGCGATTCAGGATGGCGTCGAGGTCGTACCCCCCTTGCGCGTTCCGCTGCGCGGTCTGGCGAATGCGCTGCTTTCGGCTGAGCGGGTCAGCCACCCGAGGCCTCTATCTTCTTGTACTCCTCCGCCAGGATGAGCAGCTGCATGCGCTCGTGCTCAACCTCTCGCATCTTCCGCTGTACCGAAGCCTCGAAGGCGACGAACTGCTGACGCAGAACCTCGAGCCGCTCCTCTTTCGTCAGCTCGATCATCGCGCGTGCGGCTTTAGGACGCCCATGATGGCGGTCCAGAGCTCGGAGCGAAGGGCGTTGCCGCTCGGGCCGTTCTGCATGAAGTCGATACGCTTCTCCTCTCGCATGCTCATCCACTCGCGCTTGGCCTCCGGGTGATTGCCCATCATGCGAGCCAGAAGCTTGTCGCTCTCGAAAGCAATAGCTGCGACCTGGAATAGGTTGAACGGTCGATACTCGTTCTCCTCTGCCCAGTGGTCGTCGAGCGGCCTGATGATTTCCTCGTTCGGCCGGTCGAGCCTTACGCGGTCCTTCCCGCCGCGACGTACCAGGTAGCCGAGGTCACCCGTCTGCGTGTCGCGATAGAGGATGCGCTCGTCGGGCTTGGGGTCCCAGTGATCTTGCTCCCTACCGACGCTCGAGGTGCAGTCGAAGGGCTTGCCGAGAGGAGGGGGTGAGCCCGTGCCGATCATGACGCCGCTCCTGGGCACCAGTCGTTTTCGTCAGGGTCCCAGCAGAACGCTTTCCCGCACAGAACGCACGGAAGATATGCCCCGTTCAGTGACTCTTTGCCGGGGAAACGATGCTTCCCGGCCGGGTACTCCTCATCACGGAAATCGTACCAGTTTATTGGGTATTCGCCGGTTCGGATGATGAAGTCGTCGCTCATGACGTTTTCCCCCATCCGCTTTCCTTGAATGGCGCACCCAGCAGCAGAGCTCTCCGACAGCAGAAGCGCGTGTCGGGCACTCGAGTCGGGAAGCGCTCGCGCCAGTAAAAGTTGTAGCTGTCGGAGAATCGCGGGCACTCCGGCACGTGCGGCTTGCCGGCGTCAACGCCCGCCGCTTTCAGCGAGTCGACCACGGACTGAAAGAAATTCACGACCTGCCTACTTTCTTCGTGTTGACCATCTCGAGCGAGTTCGGGTCGTGGCAGCACGGGATGACGTCGCAGTCGCAGCGTACCCAGTCTACCGTCTTGCCGGTGAACACAATCTTCGGCGGCGGCGCGAAAGACCAGAGGCACATCCTCTCGATCACCTCGAGCGGTAACGCGAGAAACTGCTCCATCGTCATCACGGCGTACGGCGTTCGCATCGTCCTCTCCTTAGTTGGCCACCGCTTGCTGCGTCTCTGCCAGTATCGCTAGCATCTCGCGGCTCAGTTCGTGCACATCCTCCGCATCCAGCCAGCACTCCATCGTGACGCGCGAGTTTTTTACTCGCAGCACGACGCCAGCCTTGCCCTCCGCGTGGCCAAGACCAATCTCGCAATCTTCGATGAATTCGCTCAACGGTTCACCCTCTCGTCATCCGACGGCGGCAAGACCTCCGAGACGTACGGGCACGGAATCGGCTCGTCCTTGCCCGCCCCGCGCTTCAGCATGTGGTAGTCGTGCTCGTATAGCGAGCAGTACCGGCAGCGCTTCACCTGACTGAAGTCCGTGGTCGTCGCGAACGAGTGCCCATCCGTCTCGCTTGCCTCTTTTGCGGCAGGAACCTCGGGCTGGGTGACCTCGTCCCTCTCACTCACTTGCCACCTCCCAATCGGTCGCGAGCAGGTCCGTCTGCGAGCACAACCACGGCACGAAAGAGCCGTCAACGGTGCGCATCGTGATGTAGGGCGAGAAGCGGCAGATGGTCCCCTCCGGGAGCCCCGTAGCCTGCGACGTGTTGGCGTTGATCGGGATGCCGTCCGGGTAGCCGCGCTGGTAGCAAAGGTACATGCCCTTGCCGTTCCAGCCCTCGCGACACACGCGCGCGCCGTCATGCATCTGCTTCACTGCCCAG